GAAGATCCTACCCCGTCAAAGATTACATACACTCCGGTCGGGTTGCATAACTGAATTAAAGATCCTAGGGATCTGATTGAGCCTGCCAGGCCTCCAATATGTGCACCCTCTTTATTCATCATGTTGATGGTGGCAAAGTTCCTAAAGAATAGGTTAAGTGCATCTATGATTAGAACCCGGGAATGAAAGTGCTCATTAGTGATTACCGGCGGGTCCTGGTCCTGCTTAATAGAGTTAAGCATGGCTTGAAAGTCTTGTCTCATAACATTTAATATACGAAAAAAGCCCCTGCAAGGCAAGGGCTCTTTCTAAAAGTTTTAGGAATTTTATTCCGGTTCGTTCTCATAATAGCTAGGAGTTACATCCTCGTAAGCTTCCTCAACTACTGTAAAGTCTCCTCCTCCTAAGATTGCTGACCATTCCTTGGAATGTGAATCTTTGTACTTCTTAAGATCCTTCTCAGTATCTTCAATGAAGCCGTGAGGGGTCATGATGATCTTGCCTCTGGTTGTAATTCCATTGATATGATTCTTATCAATCTGGATATTAGTTCTTTTGGCAAATTCAACCTGTTTACCGTCCTTGATTGCTTTGATCTTGGAAGTTCCTGCATTCATGATGTTCCCAAAGGTTACCACAAAGGTAGCATCATACCACATGGCAAATCCTCCCTTGTTCATAAGCTTGGGCTGACCCATGGGTGATTCAGGTTTCTGAGTCCAGACTTTGTTTACTACCACCAGGGTATTTGTAAACGGTGAAGACTCCTTCCTTGACATTACAATCCTTTGATTGACTCCGTTACCAAACTGGGTAGACATTGCCCCTGCATTCCATTCATTATTATTCTTGTTGGAACGTACTGAAAGTTCACAAGGTACCGAGCCGATTGAATCCCATAAGAATAACAAATCATAAGGTAGATTGCCTTTCTTCTGTTCATCAATTAGGTCTAAAATGAATCCGGATACATCCTCAATGGTGTTTAGAGTCTCTCTATCCACATAAATGAACTGGCCGCTGTAATCAACCACCTCACCGGTAGTCTCATCCACAGTCTGTTCTACCTGAAGACCCATCTGCATGGCATGCTCCCAGTTCCATTTCATCTCAGTGATGATGAAGACCGGTAACACTCCTGCTTTCTGAGCCGATACTGCTGCCTCTAATAAGGCTGTAGTCTTTCCGGTATCAGAATGCCCTCTCAGCATTACTATGTGACCCATAGGAATACCTGGGATAGAGGTTACCTCCTGAAAGGCTGATGATAAAGGAATCCATTTTTGATCCTTAAATTTTACATTCCCTTTGATTAGTTTCTTCTCTTTGAATTTCTCTAAAGAGAATCCTTTCTTAAGCTCGGCAGACACGGCCTCGGTTAGTGATGCGCTTTTCTTTGCCATACTTTACTTAGAAAGGTAAATCGTCGTCTGAAAATAAAGATTCGAACTTGTCTGCTTTTGATTCTACTTTCTTGGCCTGAGACTCTAAAGTAAATTTGCTTTCGGCTGGTGCCTTCCATTCAAAGTTAGCAACTGGAGTAGCCTGGGCTTTAGGTGCCGGAGTCTCATCATCAAAACTGGTCGCAGGCTCGGAAGAGATTACTCCCTCTTCTTCATCAGGTGCCAACCATTTCTGCAATACTGACTTCATGTCATCAAAAGACATTCTTGAGAAAGCCTTCAAAGGATCTGGTTGATCATCTAGAAGCTTCTGAACCATGTTATTGTCTTCAGACAAAGGCGATTCTTTAGTCTTTGCTCTAACGGTGGTCTTGTTGAAGTTAGTCCCGGTCACATCAGCTCCTACTGTGGTCAAGTTAAGATCACGGCCGGAAACGATGTCGGTGAAATCCCCGATGTCCTCATCTTCTACCATAGAAAGTAATTCCATGTAGATCTCTTTTCCGAATCCCCAAAGTTTAACTCCATCAGCTTCTTCACCTCTAATGATTACAGGTACAAATACCCTCATCTTAGGATCCAGTTTACGGGCCAATCTCCAAGATTCTTTATCCTTAGATTGACGCAACTGCTTGGCGAATTCAACAATAGGATCTTTTTCACCCCAGTTGGTTGGAGAGATGATAGGATTCTTGTCAATGCCATAATGGAAATAAAGTTCCGAGAACGGATTAGATTTATTGTACTTAGAAGGTACAATACGAATTGTTTGCTTGCCCACGGCAGGTTTCCAGAAGACATTCTTACGTGCCTCACCAGAAGGACGGCTTTGCTGAGTTTGTAGAGCGTTTAATTTTGCTCTGATTGCATTAATATCCATAACGATTTAAATATATGAAACTTATTTTGTGAAAGCAACTTAAAGTTCGATCACCTTGTGTATTTTTGTTCTGAGGTATTTTAATTCCCCTTGCTGGGTTAGAAGGATGGTATTCCTGTAGTGCTGCCAGTCAATCTTGAATCTAGTATCCACCACTCCTCCGTTGAGGCTTTTGATCAGTTCATTCAGAGCATTGATAGTATAAAGGGTGTTTGATTCCTTCTTCCTATGTACCAAGATAGTATTCCCGGGTATGTTCTCAATGTTGGGCTGGTCTACATTGTAGGTACAAACGTATTCATCGTTTGATTTGATATGCAAAACAAATATTTTGTTATATAGGATAGAATATTGAGAGGTAATATCTTGTATAAAACCTTCAATTCCATCTTCTGGCACAAAAGTGCAAAGTAGTTTATTATTCACGTTCTCGTTATCTATGATGTCTCCATCATAAATATCATAGGGAACTGAGGTTATTGTAGTCTGTACCATAACTTATTTTAATTTTTAGTTGTTTTTGTTCAAAAATGTTTAATATCTGTTTAATTATTTCCTTATCCTCCTTGGCAGCATCTATCAACACTGCATCATATGTATATAGTATCACTTTACTGGCCCTACTGTTTAGAAGATAAAACATTTCCTTTAAGATTGCAACGTTGTTGAAAGTTTCTGTATGCTGGATGATGTAATTAAATAACTTCTGAGGATTCATTGCTCCTAAATCCTTCTTAAGGAACACCTTTCCGGTCTCCGGAATCATTACTTTACCCTTATTCTCAAATACTTTCCAGTATTCCTGAATTAGATTCTGGGTTAATTTAAAAAATTCAAAGTCCTTATACTGATCAAAGATGTGACCATAAAGCTGTTTAAAGACTAGATTCTTAGCCTCAGCCCTGTCCATGCCAAACTCATCTGCAAAGTCCTGGTAAATATCCCCGGTCTTAGATTCATACCCGACCTTCTGTGCAATCAAGGTAGGATGGTAGGCCGTCAAATCTAATTCTATCAAGAAATCATTCCTAGGAATAAAAACCGACCGGCAGCCATTCTCTTTATTCAGAGCTGCAAAATTAAGACTATTGAATGTATTGGAAGGACGGCCGGTGGTTGTGTTAAGATTATACTGAGAGAATACCCATGAGTTTATTAGGGATAGAAAGGGTCTCTTTAACTCAAAGTATCTTTCAAAGGCACTATTAACCTTGATAGCGTTTCTTTCTATAAACCAAAAGACATCTGATAAATCCTGATGGTAAGGATTGGGTTGATACTTATTTATAATATTACTGTAGGCCTGGTAAATTTCCTGGCATTGTTCCAGATGCTTGACTACCGGGATGATATTATTTAAATCTATATCCTCATAAAATCTCTGACTGTACTGATTGACTGTATGATTGGTTTTTTTGATCTCCGGCATTTCAACCAGGTTCAGATCCCGGGTATGGGCATTATAACAGAAATGATTGAATGCCTTCCTGTCCGGAGTATAAATAATCTCTAAAGTCTTAACCCATTCCTTGACCAGTAGAATATCAACCGACAGGGCCTGTGAATGACAGAAGTTAATAATGTAATCCCTGTCATGTTTTAAATCATGAACGTATAAAAATAACGGTGTATAAATTGCCGGATGAATTTCCGGGTGTCTATAAACCGGTAACATAAAATATTCTCCGGAGCTTTCCTCAGAAAGCCTTTTAAACTGCTCGGAAGTTTCTATAAGCCAAAACATAACCTTTGTCTAAAGATACGAAAGGTCTGTCAGGATGTCAACTTTACTTGTAAAATTTTAGGTAGTCTTCCCGTAAGTACTTATCAAAGTTAGGAAGCTGTAGGTTTTGCATCCTTCTACGTACTATGTTGAGGTTGGTTCGGTAGACCTGCTGCTGGTCCCCGGTGATTGACCACGGGATTGAAAATCCGAAATACTGTTCCCAAAAGAATCTAGGATCTTTCTGGGTGATGGCAATATATTGATTCTCATCTAATTCTAGGTAAGAAACTTCGTTTGTTTTTTTACAAAAGTATCTCCTGTATTCGCCCACACTGTAATCA